ATGGAACCCCTTCGTGAAATAAGAAATCGGCTGCTTAACGGCTGGCAATTATCAAAAATGCATACTTTTGAAGTGGCTGCCAGGCATCAGTCCTTCGCCCTGGCGGCAGAGGAATTGTCGCTGAGCCCCAGTGCGGTAAGTCACCGTATCAATCAGCTGGAAGAAGAATTGGGCATTCAGTTGTTTGTTCGTTCCCATCGCAAAGTGGAATTAACGCACGAGGGGAAACGTGTTTATTGGGCGCTAAAATCGTCGCTGGATACCCTGAACCAGGAAATTCTTGATATCAAAAATCAGGAGTTATCGGGAACGTTAACTCTGTATTCCCGGCCCTCTATCGCCCAATGCTGGTTGGTGCCCGCATTAGGTGACTTTACACGCCGGTATCCGTCTATTTCGCTCACCGTGCTCACTGGTAATGACAACGTCAATCTGCAACGTGCCGGAATCGATTTGGCGATCTACTTTGATGATGCGCCGTCAGCGCAACTCACTCATCACTTTCTGATGGATGAAGAAATCCTGCCAGTATGTAGCCCGGAATACGCTCAAAGACATGCTTTAACCAACACGGTAATTAACCTGTGTCACTGTACGTTGCTCCATGACAGACAGGCATGGAGCAACGACTCCGGTACGGATGAATGGCATAGTTGGGCGCAACATTATGCGGTTAATTTGCCGACATCTTCTGGAATTGGCTTTGATCGTTCTGATTTAGCTGTTATTGCCGCGATGAATCATATTGGGGTGGCGATGGGAAGAAAACGCCTGGTACAAAAAAGGCTTGCCAGTGGTGAGCTCGTCGCGCCGTTTGGCGATATGACGGTGAAATGCCATCAGCATTATTACATCACCACATTACCGGGCAGGCAGTGGCCAAAAATTGAAGCGTTTATTACCTGGCTAAGAGAACAGGTAAAAACCACTTCATAATGAATAAAACCACGAGTTCCTGGTGTGCCTTATTCGGCCTGCTAGTTCGAATTTAATTTACGGTTTTTATGTGGTTTTAGGGATAAACACAAGGATGGTGTCCCCTGCAGACATCTACTTGAAGCGGCAGGGGATTGATTGGAATGGTGTTTTTTAGATGTGAGAAATATTTTACCCGCTATTTTACCCATTGGCGCGGCTTAAGAGCTTATTTTTGAATTCACAATGGTCACGATATAACCATCTTGCTCGCCCGTGGATAACTTTGGCTTTAGGCAGGTCGCCGGACTTAATCCGGTCATAAATGAAGGTTTTACCGAAGCCAGTATCGGCCATGATGAATTTCAAATCAACCAGTGAATCAGGTTGTAGTTCGTGTTGCATGAGTGCTATCTCCGAATAGGGAATCGAACCTGCAAATCAGGCAATAAAAAACCGCATTGATGCGGCGATGGTAGGTCTAGATATCTTGATAAATGAAAATGCCTCATCGAGTGTGAGGCGTTAGTCCTTGCGTAGCTCGCTGATTCTTCTGTAAGTCTCTGGTGCTTTGCTATCTCACGCAGTGCCTGATAGTCAATCTTGTTCACTGCTTGCCTACTTTGCGAAGTAGGTCGGCGAACAAACGTACACTAGACGCTTCACTGCGTAGAAACTTAACGGCATAATCAAAACCACCTCGTTCTGCGTCGTCTGCTCCGTTGTCGAGGTTATCTGCGTACATCTCTACCCCCCGCGCCCGTACTTCAGCCAGGAAAGCATCGGTGGCTGGGGTTTTGATTTCGTTAAGCGCATCACTGAATCCACCACGCTCCATACCTAGCTCTGCTTCGTAATCGGCATCGAATGCAGCGTCTTTGCAGAACTTCTTCATCCCCGCATTCTCTGCTGCCAGCGCCGCACACTTGGCTTCAAGGTTATCAATCGTGATTCCAGCGGAACGACACTCCCGCAACGCCGTTTCCAGTTTTGATTCAAACTCAGCAAATTTACGCACCAGATATTCAGCGTTTGTTTCGTTAACCTTTAAATCTCGTGGGATGCATTTACCTTTCAGAAATCCATCCATCTCAATTAGTGACATTTGTTTCATTTCTTCCCACTCCGCCACATCGCATTCAGATATTTGTTTTGATTTACTGACGGAAAAGAATTTCTCTTAAGCAATTCCTCTCTCGATGGCATTGGCTTTACGCGTTGGCGAATAATCATTTCTGCCGGAAGAATGCCGGGATTGTATGCAAGACCTCTCATGGTAAATTCCTCAGTCATTACTGATAGCGCCATAGCGTGAGCGGTAATTACGCAGGCGCGGGTCAATTTCATGGAAGTGGGTATATGTAGCTTTGCGGAATGGTCGGATTGATGTCTGGTAAATTCGCTCGCGTTCTTCTTTCTCTGCAAGCCATATACAGTGGCGAAATTCCTTTTCCTCTTTCGTTTCCTGCGGTAGAGACATTATTCGATCGTAGTTTTTTCTGAATTTATCCAGCACCTCCGATACGGAATTGCCGGAACAGCGGCGCGCGTCGTCCGCACCATACAGAGGCGCTGGCATAATTAAATCCTTATTTTTCTAAATCAGAATGGGATGGAATCGTCGTATACAGGAGTGTTCTGCTGGTTACTACTTTGCTGCTGCGGGCCATTTCCTGAAGCTGCAAATCCAATCTTTGCATTCAGTAATTCAAGAGTGATTGATTGACCATTTTGCCCCTGATAAACATCAACCCTGATGTTTTCTCCGGTAATTTCCACAATGCCACCTTCAACAAGAACACTACGGTAGTAATCCGCTTGCGCTCCCGGCTTGGCAAATACAACGGCGCTGTAGTTTGTCCATTCTTTCTTTTTTGTCTGGCGATCGTAATACTGAACGCCAGCACGGATGTTGAATCCGATATTTTCCCCGGCCTGAAACTCTCTTGCGGGTTTGTTTAGTCTTACAGTAATCGAATGTGCCATTAAGCAGCCGCTCCTTCTAATTCGTCTCGTCTGATGTTGTAAACGTCCTGCGCTTTGTGCTGCTCCGGTGTGCCTTCGAGCATCTTCCACGCTTTGGCGAACGCCTGTTTAAGCTCTTCCACGGTGTTTTTCTGCAATGCTGCGTCAGTGAATGCTTTTAGAACCTGTTCAGGTGTAGGTGATGGTTTTGATTGCTTTGCTGCTGCGTTCTGCTGATGTTTATGCTCGTCGGTATCTGCATCTTTCGCATCATCAATGCCGAACAAACCATTGAGGCAATACTTGCGTGCATAAGAGCTTGTAGCTCCCGTAACTTGTGCAGAATCCATTCCTTTCTTGCTTTCTTCCTCTCGTGCAAGAGCGGTTGCTGTATGACTGTTTTCGCCATCAGTAATAGTTGCCGTTGCTTTCACGTAATACCGATCACCAATCAACACAACTTCATCGCTGATTGATAAAAACAGGCCATTCAGTAACGGCTTAACGCCTTCAAGAATGTCTTCGCAGCTTCTGTATTTATATTTACCGAATGAGTTGTACTGATTCTTTGGCGCGTTCAGATTCTCCTGAATGGCTGCCAGCCTTGCATAAAATTCTTTGCTCATATGTTTGATCTCAGAATGGACACGGCCCAAGGAAATAACGCTGATTTAATACTTCAGTCTTTGCCGCATTTAAAAATACGCGAACACCTTCACGATCTCCCTTCTGGCGATACATTAACGCCTGCTGCGTGTACATGCGTCTCTGTAACTTGCTCTCCTTCACTGTGGTTGCAAGTGACATGCATATCTCCTTCGTTACCGATTAAATCTTTCATCTGACGAATGAATTCTTCGTCTGACCAGTTATCTGTAAAGCTCATGGACGGCCTTGTTGTTTCAAAATATCCCAAAGCTTTTCGAGCAAACTTTTCATTCTTGGTTGTTTAAAGTCTGCTCCGGTTAAAATGTTTTTTCGTGAATGCTGTACCGATAAAATCGGGTTGAAAGGGCGAACCGATGCCGCCCCTGCAATAGCGAACTGTTGCATAGGATGCTCCTTCTGTTTGATTGCATAACGAAAACGCCTCGAGTGAAGCGTTATTGGTATGCATATAAAAAGGCCCTCACATTGGAGGGCAAAGAAGATTTCCAATAATCAGAACAAGTCGGCTCCTGTTTAGTTACGAGCGACATTGCTCACATAGCAGACTCGTAAATCTGCTATAGGCGCTTATTCGCATCGCATGACAACATCAAATTTTTCGAGATTACTTTGTCGCAACAATCCTTCTTCTACGCGGTCAGCTTTTCTATAATTATCAAATTCGAAATGTTTAATTACTTCTTTTGTTCCTCGCTCTATAACTTCAACAATGTATTTCTTATTCATCATTCTTCCCCAAGAGCTTTTCTGATTGCTGCAAGACCTTTATTAACAGCTCCATACCATTCTGGATATGTTGTCGTTGTTCTATTTTTGGTTTGCTTAAGTAATAACTGAAGTGCTTCGAGAAGGTCAGGTGCTGCCGCTATTAGATTGGCATCTTCAATGCATTGAACTTCCTCACAGATTGCAATATACGAACGCCAGCCTGCGCCATTTTCAAGTGAGTCTGCCTGGATGATTTTAATCTCATCGCCATCCATCATTATTTTCCACTTACCTTCAGTACCTTTAAATTCCATGTTAGCCTCTGTTGTTTATGCCAAAAATAAAGGCCACCGTCAGGAAGCCTTGTTGTAAATGTTGCAGGTATCAAGTAAGTAATTAGATGGAGCGCCATAAATTATGAATTCATCGTTTGTCGGGTCCATCTCCATCTCTTGGCCTATTGCCATTCTTGCGTCAGTGTCATCAGCGGCGAAGCATAAAACAGCCCACGCTCCCATTGTTTTAAAAAGAACTGCAATTGGCTGTGGTTTTACTGAATTTGCGTTAGCGCGGAAATCATAAATCGCACTTTCATGAAATTCCATAGATCACCCCTCATACAGTGGTTTGCTGCCTAATTTCATTTTCTGGCGACCAACACAAGTCACACCCATTTCACTGCGTGGCTTGCGGTAGTAAATTAGGTTTGTTCAGACAATAAAAAACCCACCGAAGTGGGCTATGACCATTTTTTATTTGGATTTCGTTGGTGAGCGTGATTAACAACTCTGTGCATTACATCCTCATATTTTTCATCTTCAATTTTTTCGGCATCGCGAGGAAATGGTGTTGCTAATGCTTTGTCAACTTTATCCATTGGGTCTTCATTAATCTTATATTCAGGACCGTCATCTATAGCATTAAATCCAGGTGTTACACCGTTTTTTAATGCATATGCTATCCTCTTTTCCCATCTCGCTATTCTCCTCCTGTCTCGAGATGTAAGACCTCTATCAGATACTTTTCTGTTTTGTCCGCGGTCAGGATTAACATAAATAGTCTTTTTCACCATAAGCATACTCAATAAGCACCGTACGGTAGTTTACTGTACAATTTTATTTTTTGGACTGCATGTATTTTGTTTCCTAATGGGGTTGAATCTTTGTAATAAATACTTCTATTTTTTCGAACGACTTCTTCTTTCTTCTTGCAGCAAAGGATTCCTAGTGATGCTGCTTTGTCTGCTTTGACGCAACCAGAGAGCTTTAGCGCAATTTTTCGCGCCAGTGCTTCATTACTGCGTCGCTCGGCAATAAGTTCTGCTCTGCGAGCTTTGTAGCGGCTTTTTGCCGTACCTTTGGATTCTTTCCAGACAATGGTTACCATGATGGTCTCCTTTAAGTGGCTTTGGCGCATGACGCGTCAAGGTGCTTATCCTCTCGATCGCTGTCTTGCAGCTGCAATTCGCGCCATCCCCAAAACCACTCAAGTTCTGGTCTCAACGGTTAGGTTGAGAGTCCGTCGATGTTAAAGAGCCTGCCAATCTGTTCCGTTTGGCTTCCAGCGTCCTGCTGATGGCTTAAATTTAAGACTTCTTAATTTATTGGTCAAGTGCATTTTTGAAGAAAACTTAATTTTATGGGCGTGAATTTAGTTTGTCTTTGATTTTTAACGGGAAATAAAAAAGGGGCGAAAGCCCCTTAAGGAAGGTTTGCTAGCTTGGCATCAACGACAACGCCAATGATTTTACAGTTCCCATTGATTTCAATCATTGGGTATTGTGGATTGAGTGGTTTCAGGAATTTTCTACCGGCATCAATAACTAACTTTTTGAATGTCGCCTCGTTTTCCCCTTCAAGTTTGGCGACTACCAGCTTTCCATTACGTGGTTCGACTTCTGGGTCGACGAGAATAATCATCCCCTCAGGAATACTCAGTCCTGCCGGGGCAGTCATTGAATCGCCTTTAACGTCGAGCCAAAAAGAGTCTTCAGAACAATCTACCGTTGTGTCGTACCAGTTATCTATTGCACGCCTATGATATGGCTCTACAGCTTCCATCCAACATCCTGCGCTTACCCAACTAATTAGAGGATACGAACCTCTTGGATCATGCCTGCTGTGATAGGCAATGTTTGAAAGACTATCCTCTCCTTTCAACAGGTAATCAGGGGAGCACTGCAAAGCCTTGGCTAAGGCCAATAGGTTTTCGCCATTGGGCTCAGTTTCAGATCGCTCCCATTGGGAAATAGCAACATTAGACACGCCAACCATCTTGCCAAGGGCAGCCTGCCTAATCTTGAGTTCTTTTCTGCGAGCGCGAATACGCTCACCCATCAGTTGTGTATTCATAGTTAAGACATCTTAAATAAACTTGACTTAAGATTCCTTTGGTGGATAATTTAAGTGTTCTTTAATTTCGGAGCGAGTCTATGTACAAAAAAGATGTTATTGACCACTTCGGAACCCAGCGTGCTGTTGCTAAAGCACTAGGCATTAGCGATGCAGCAGTCTCTCAGTGGAAAGAAGTTATCCCAGAGAAAGACGCCTATCGATTGGAAATCGTTACAGCTGGCGCCCTGAAGTATCAAGAAAGTGCTTACCGCCAAGCGGCATAAGCAAATTGCTCTTTAACAGTTCTGGCCTTTCACCTCTAACCGGGTGAGCAAACATCAGCGGCAAATCCATTGGGTGTGCCGCTATAACTCAATATCAATATAGGAAAATTAACAAATGGCACAAGCAAGCTACAGCAAGCCAACACAGCGAGAAATTGATCGCGCTGAAACTGATTTACTCATCAACCTGTCAACGCTTACCCAGCGCGGTCTGGCAAAGATGATTGGCTGTCATGAATCGAAGATAAGCAGAACGGACTGGAGATTTATTGCTTCGGTCTTGTGTGCTTTCGGAATGGCATCAGACATCAGTCCGATTAGCAGGGCTTTTAAGTATGCGCTTGATGAAATCACAAAGAAAAAATCCCCGGCCGCCACCGAGGATTTTAAGCAAATTGATATGCAATTCTGAGGGAATTACTGGATCAATCCACAGGAGTAATTATGACAAAACAACTCAGTCCTTACCAGGACAAAATTCACAAACACATACTACGTGATCGCTTCCTGTCCAGCTTCAAGCAGCCTGGTCGATTCCGGGCTGAGTTGGAAAAGGTGAAGCTGATGCAGAAGGAGAAAGGTCATGAGTAATCTTGCAACCGTAACACATTTAAGGCCTTCACAACGGCCTGTGGAGCGTCGTGTGGCAGAAGTTGAAGATGGTTATACCCGTCTTGCAAATGCCCTGTATGAAGAGCTTATCGGCGCAGATTTAACGAAAAATCAGAGCAAGGTTGCCCACGCCATATGCCGTAAAACATACGGCTACGGTAAAAAGATGGATCGCATCTCTGATAGTCAGTTAGCTCAAATTACCAGGCTGCCAAGACAGAAGGTAAACAAGGCCAAGAATGAGCTTATCGCGATGAAGGTTATCCTTCGCGAAGGCCAGCAAATCGGGCCTAACAAGAACATCGAGGAATGGCAAATCGAAGGGTGTCACTACTCTGGTGATAATGTCACTACATTGGTGACAAAAAGTGTCACCAAAACGGTGACAGCGCTGTCACCAAAACAGGGACACACAAAAGAAACTATTACAAAAGAAAAAAGAAATAATAAAAACACTATGTCCGAAAGTGTTCGGACGGAGTGTGAAAAATCATCTGACCGTCACGAAGAAACCGACAAGGCATTCGAGGAAATATTCTGGTGTGCAGGCATGCGGAAAGCCGGGAAGAAAAACGCAGCTTCAGCATTCAGAACACAGTTCAGGGAATGGCGTAAAACTACCAGGGGTACGGCAAGCGAGTTTGCCACGATGCTGGCAGAAGACATCGCATGCAGGAATGGTAAGCAGTTCGGATTCGACAGGTTGTTACCATCGAGCTACCTGAACGGTCAACGCTGGAACGACGAGAAGCCAGAAACTATTCAACCACAATCCAAACCATCATCCGCAATCACCGTATCGAAAACTGGCTACGTGTTTTTCGACAGGTGAACCATGAAATCAAAAATCAAATCGCTACTGGTCGCTGGTTATAACCACGGCTGGTTAAGTATTTCGTTTGTCGATTTCTGGTTTAAAAATCTCAATCTGAGGGAATCATGACACCAAGTGAACTTAGCGACCTGCTTTGGGCGCAGGTTGACAGGGTGGCTCCGCACCTGTTGCCAAACGGCAAGAAAGAGGGGCATGAGTGGGTTGCCGGTAACGTCAACGGTGACAAGGGAAACAGCCTTAAGGTCAACCTTAGCGGCAAGAAAAAATGGGCTGATTTCGCTGAGGGAGACGGCGGTGACATGCTTGATTTGTGGATGGCATGTCGTGGAATTAACCTGCATCAGGCTATGCAGGAAGCGAAAGCCTTTCTCGGTATCAAGGATGACGATCACCATTTCGATGCCAAACGTGAGAAGAAATTCTCCAGACCTGATCGCAAGAAAATCGCCCGCTACGTTACCAGAACAGAATCCCATCTTGAGTACCTGCAATCGCGTGGCATATCGCCAGAAATCGTAAAGCGCTACGAGGTTGTCAGCGGCAAGGTGTGGAATGGAGAGCTGGAACTGGATGCTCTGGTGATTCCGTACAAACGCGATGGTGAGTTGTTGCAGGTCAAGCGAATCAGCACTGAGCGCCCGGACGGGAAGAAAGTCATTATGGCAGAAGGTGATTGCGAACCTTGTCTGTTCGGATGGCAGGCTCTGGACGCTGGCGTGAGGGCGGTTGTACTTTGCGAAGGCGAAATTGATTGTATGAGCTATGCGCAATATGGCATCTCGGCGTTATCCGTGCCGTTTGGTGGCGGGAAAGGCGCTAAACAGCAGTGGATTGAGTTTGAGTATCACAACCTCGACAGGTTTGAGGAAATATTCATCTCGATGGACGTTGATGATGTTGGTCGTGAAGCCGCAAGGGAAATCGCAAGCCGACTCGGTGAACATCGTTGCCGTCTTGTTACTCTGCCGTACAAAGACATCAACGAATGCCTGATGAACGGTGTTACCGAGGATGAAATCTGGCAGTACATCGGCACGGCATCCTACTTCGATCCTGAAGAACTCTACAGCGCGCGAGAGTTTTACCAGGACACTATCAACGCTTTCTACGGCAAGCAGCAGTATCTGTTTAATCCACCGTGGGAATCTCTGGCAGATAAATTCCAGTTCCGTGAGGCCGAGTTGACGCTGGTCAATGGTGTGAACGGTCACGGAAAAACGGAGGTTGTCGGGCATATGGCTCTTGAGGCAATGCGTCAGGGTGTGAAGACGTGCATCGCGTCACTTGAGCTGAAGCCTGGTATTCTCCTTAAGCGCCTTACCCGTCAGGCGACGTGCTGCAAGATGCCGCCAGTGCTGGAAATTGACTCTGCATTTAAATTTTATGACGAAAGACTTTGGGTGTTTGGCCTGACCGGAACGGCGAAAGCCGACAGGCTGATCGAAATATTCGACTACGCTCGCCGCCGATACGGCATCCAGTTATTCATCATCGACAGCCTGATGAAATGCGGCATAGGTGACGATGACTATAACGGGCAGAAAGCATTTGTTGACTCGATTTGTGACTTCAAAAACAAAACAAACTCCCACGTCATTCTCGTTACTCACTCCAGAAAAGGAGACAGCGAAGAAAAACCAACCGGGAAAATGGACGTAAAAGGCTCTGGAGCGATAACAGACCTGACAGACAACCTTTTCATCATCTGGCGTAACAAGGCTCGCGAGAGAGCGTTACAGAGAGTTCAGAGTGGTGAAAAGATGTCAGAGAAGGACGAACAGCTACTGGCATCTCCGGCATCTGTTTTGATGCTTGAAAAACAACGTAACGGCGAAGGTTGGGAGGGTGGTGTCCCGTTGTTCCTTGACGAGCAATCGCACCAGTTCCTGCAACTTGAATCAGGATCGCCATATAGCTACATCGCCAATATGCCGAAATCGGAATATGACGAGGCGTGGCGACAGGAAAACGTGACGGAGTATTAAATGACCATCTACATCACTGAGCTAATAACAGGCCTGCTGGTAATCGCAGGCCTTTTTATTTGGGGGAGAGGGAAGTCATGAAAAAACTAACCTTTGAAATTCGATCTCCAGCACATCAGCAAAACGCTATTCACGCAGTACAGCAAATTCTTCCAGACCCAACCAAACCAATCGTAGTAACCATTCAGGAACGCAACCGCAGCTTAGACCAAAACAGGAAGCTATGGGCCTGCTTAGGTGACGTCTCTCGTCAGGTTGAATGGCATGGTCGCTGGCTGGATGCAGAAAGCTGGAAGTGTGTGTTTACCGCAGCATTAAAGCAGCAGGATGTTGTTCCTAACCTTGCCGGGAATGGCTTTGTGGTAATAGGCCAGTCAACCAGCAGGATGCGTGTAGGCGAATTTGCGGAGCTATTAGAGCTTATACAGGCATTCGGTACAGAGCGTGGCGTTAAGTGGTCAGACGAAGCGCGACTGGCTCTCGAATGGAAAGCGCGATGGGGAGATCGGGCAGCATGATGCGATGTTATCGGTGCGGTGAATGCAAAGAAGATAACCGCTTCCGACCAAATCAACCTTACTGGAATCGATGGTGTCTCCGGTGTGAAAGAACACCAACATGGGTGTTGCCACTACCGCAGGAAAAGGAGGACGTGTGGCGAGACAGCGACGAAGTATCACCGACATAATCTGTGAAAACTGCAAATACCTTCCAACGAAACGCTCCAGAAATAAACGCAAGTCAATCCCAAAAGAATCTGACGTAAAAACCTTCAACTACACGGCTCACCTGTGGGATATCCGGTGGCTAAGAAATCGTGCGAGGAATACAAGGTGATTGACCCAAATCGAAGTTACGAACAAGAAAGCGTCGATCGGGCTTTAACGTGCGCTAACTGCGGTCAGAAGCTGCATGTGCTGGAAGTTCACGTGTGTGAGCACTGCTGCGCAGAACTGATGAGCGATCCGAATAGCTCAATGTACGAGGAAGAAGACGATGAATGAGTTAATAAATGGCAATGCCATCAAAATGACAAGCATTGAAATCGCTGAGTTGGTGGGTAAGCGTCATGACAATGTGAAACGTACCATCGAAACGCTGGCTAAAAATGGTGTTATCCGGCTTCCTCAAATTGAGGTTTCCGAAAGAATCAATAACTTAGGGTTCAGTGTTCAGTACGAGCATTACGTCTTCGAGGGCGAACAAGGTAAGCGAGACAGTATTGTCGTTGTTGCCCAGTTGTCGCCAGAGTTCACCGCTCGTCTTGTTGACCGTTGGCGAGAGCTTGAAGAAACTGCGGTTAATATCCCAAAAACGTTACCGGAAGCGTTGCGCCTTGCTGCTGATCTTGCTGAGCAGAAAATGCAACTGGAAAACCAGCTCGCAATTGCCGCACCTAAAGTTGAGTTTGCCGATCGCGTTGGCGAGGCCAGCGGAATTTTGATTGGAAACTTTGCAAAGGTTGTTGGTATTGGTCCAAACAAACTGTTTGCGTGGATGCGCGATCACAAAATCCTTATTGCTTCAGGTTCCCGGCGCAATGTGCCAATGCAGGAATATATGGATCGCGGCTATTTCACAGTGAAAGAAACAGCGGTCAATACAAATCACGGAATACAGATATCGTTCACCACAAAAATCACCGGGCGTGGTCAACAGTGGCTGACCAGAAAGCTGCTCGATAACGGAATGCTGAAAGTAACAGGGGAGGCTGCTTAATGGCTAACCTACGCAAAGAAGCGCGCGGCAGAGAATGCCAGGTACGTATTTACGGCGTATGCAATGGCAATCCTGAAACTACAGTTCTGGCACATTACCGGATGGCTGGAATTTGCGGAACGGGGATGAAGCCTGACGACCTGATCGGCGCATGGGCTTGTAGCGACTGCCACGCGGAGATCGACCGACGCACCCATAACCTCGACAACAAAGACGCCAGACTTTACCACCTCGAAGGCGTGATCAGGACGCAGGCGATACTGCTGAAGGAGGGGAAGATTAAACCATGAACGAATATCAGTTTGTGCTTCCGTACCCGCCGTCTGTGAACACCTACTGGCGAAGACGGGGAAGCCAATACTACATCAGCGATAAAGGCCAGAAATACCGAAAAGACGTTCAGCAAATCATCCGCCAACTCAAGTTAGACATTTTCACCAAATCAAGACTCCGCATCAAAGTCATCGCAGACGTTCCAGACTCCCGCCGCCGCGACCTCGATAACATCCTGAAGGGTTTACTCGACTCCCTTATCCACGCCGGATTTGCGGAAGACGACGAGCAATTCGATGACATTCGCGTAATTCGTGGTGTGAAAGTACCAGGCGGAAGGCTTGGAATAAAAATCACCGAACTGGAGAACGCATGAACGCCACAATTCAAACGATACCAGAGCTTCTTATCCAGACACGAGGCAATCAGACCGAAGTGGCGAGGATGCTTTCCTGCGCAAGAGGAACAGTGCTCAAGTACAACCGAGACAGCAAAGGCGAGCGTCACGTAATAGTTAACGGCGTCCTGATGGTCAAACAGGGCAAAAGGGGAAGGCCATGAGACTCGAAAGCGTAGCTAAATTTCATTCGCCAAAAAGCCCGATGATGAGCGACTCACCACGGGCTACGGCTTCTGACTCTCTTTCCGGTACTGATGTGATGGCTGCTATGGGGATGGCACAATCACAGGCCGGATTCGGGATGGCTGCATTCTGCGGTAAGCATGAACTCAGCCAGAACGACAAACAAAAGGCTATCAACTATCTGATGCAATTTGCACACAAGGTATCGGGGAAATACCGTGGTGTGGCAAAGCTTGAAGGAAATACTAAGGCAAAGGTACTGCAAGTGCTCGCAACATTCGCTTATGCGGATTATTGCCGTAGTGCCGCGACGCCGGGCGCAAGATGCAGGGATTGCCACGGTACAGGTCGGGCGGTTGATATTGCCAAAACAGAGCAGTGGGGGAGAGTTGTCGAGAAAGAGTGCGGAAGATGCAAAGGTGTCGGCTATTCAAGAATGCCAGCAAGCGCCGCATATCGCGCTGTAACGATGCTAATCCCAAACCTTACTCAACCCACCTGGTCACGCACTGTTAAGCCGCTGTATGACGCTCTGGTGGTGCAATGCCACAAGGAAGAGTCAATTGCAGACAACATTTTGAACGCGGTCACACGTTAGCAGCATGATTGCCACGGATGGCAACATATTAACGGCATAATATTGACTTTTTGAATAAAGTTGGGTAAATTTGACCTAACGATGGATAAATGCACTCGTTAAATAAAGCCCTGAGTTAATAGCTCGGGGCTTTTTGCGTTTTAAGCACGGCCTTTCTGAAAGCACATCAAACCAAATACCAGACAGACAAAAATAATCACCTTATCCGCTGTGGCTACGGTGCGGTGTGCTTTGCATAAAAGAAAACCAGCGCAATGGCTGGCTTCGTGAAGGCGGGTGGCAAGAGGCTGCGCTAACAACCTCCTGCCGTTTTGCCCGTGCATATCGGTCACGAACAAATCTGATTACTAAACACAGTAGCCTGGATTTGTTCTATCAGTAATCGACCTTATTCCTAATTAAATAGAGCAAATCCCCTTATTGGGGGTAAGACATGAAGATGCCAGAAAAACATGACCTGTTAGCCGCCATTCTCGCGGCAAAGGAACAAGGCATCGGGGCAATCCTTGCGTTTGCAATGGCGTACCTTCGCGGCAGATATAATGGCGGTGCGTTTACAAAAACAGTAATCGACGCAACGATGTGCGCCATTATCGCCTGGTTCATTCGTGACCTTCTCGACTTCGCCGGACTAAGTAGCAATCTCGCTTATATAATGAGCGTGTTCATCGGCTACATCGGTACTGACTCGATTGGTTCGCTTATCAAACGCTTCGCTGCTAAAAAAGCCGGAGTAGAAGATGGTGGAAATCAATAATCAACGTAAGGCGTTCCTCGATATGCTGGCGTGGTCAGAGGGGACTGATAACGGACGACAGAAAACCAGAAATCATGGTTATGACGTCATTGTTGGCGGAGAGCTATTCACTGATTACTCAGATCACCCTCGCAAACTTGTCACGCTAAACCCAAAACTCAAATCAACAGCCGCCGGACGTTACCAGCTTCTTTCCCGTTGGTGGGATGCCTACCGCAAGCAGCTTGGCCTGAAAGACTTCTCTCCGAAAAGCCAGGACGCTGTTGCACTGCAGCAGATTAAAGAGCGTGGCGCTTTACCCATGATCGATCGCGGTGATATCCGTCAGGCAATCGACCGTTGCAGCAATATCTGGGCTTCACTGCCGGGCGCTGGTTATGGTCAGTTCGAGCATAAGGCTGACAGCCTGATTACAAAATTTAAAGAAGCGGGCGGAACGGTCAGAGAGATTGAGGTATGAGCAGAGTCACCGCGATTATTTCCGCTCTGGTTATCTGCATCATCGTCTGCCTGTCATGGGCTGTTAATCATTACCGTGATAATGCCATCGCCTACAAAGAGCAGCGCGATAAAGCCGCATCCATCATCGCTGATATGCAGAAGCGTCAACGTGATGTAGCAGAACTCGACGCCAGATACACAAAGGAGCTTGCTGATGCTAACGCGACTATCGAAAGTCTCCGTGCTGATGTTTCTGCTGGTCGTAAGCGCCTGCAAGTCGCCGCCACCTGTGCAAAGTCAACGACCGGAGCCAGCAGCATGGGCGATGGAGAAAGCCCAAGACTTACAGCAGATGCTGAACTCAATTATTACCGTCTCCGAAGTGGAATCGACAAGATAACCGCGCAGGTTAACTACCTGCAGGAGTACATCAGGACGCAATGCCTGAAATAATTTTTTTGCAAATCACAAAGTCAATTTAATGAGCCTCGCGATGCGGGGCTTTTTTACATCTGAATTTCACAGCGCATCTCACGCGCATATTACATCACCCGAGCCTTTCAGAAAGTTGAGCCTGAGAACTGCCGTATATGGTGGCGACCATCTCGGGGCGGCTTTTCTGTGAGACAGGCTCACTTTCTAAAAGGTAAAGACGCAATGAATCATCAATTGGCTAATCTCGATTTCCGGGACATGGTGGTTGTTTCTGGTGATCGCGTGATCACAACCTCCCGCAAGGTAGCAGCTTACTTCGACAAGCAGCATCACCACATCATTCAGAAAATCGAAAAGCTAGACTGTTCGGATGAATTTCTAACCAGCAACTTTTCGCGGGTTACCTATGAACACAAGGGTAATCAGTATGTTGAATATGAAATTTCCAAAGACGGTGCGATGTACATCATCATGTCGTTTACCGGCAAAAAAGCTGCCGCCATCAAAGAGGCGTTTATCAAAGCATTTAATTGGATGCGTGACAGGCTGATGGAGATGGCTCACTCATACCAAAGAGAGCACAACGAGTTAATGCTGGAGTTCATGAAGGAAAAGGATGTTGCCAGTATGTCAGGACGCTTGCTGAACCGCTGGGGCAGGATCAAAAAACCGCAACTCATAGCAAGAATCGAAAGGCTTGAGCAGCAGGCGCAAATATCGATCCCCGGACTGCCAAAGTGACCATTCCAAAGCCCAACGGTGATGTTCTCAGAAAAATCGAGCAGGTTAAGGATGATTGCTCGCGTGAGTTTAGCCAACGCAATTTTGCGTCGGCTTATTATATCGATGAGCAGACCAAAGAGTTCTTAGCCGAGCTGGAGAAAAACCACGAATCTGTGGTTTTTACTGAGCGCGGCGCCCAAGCCAGTTTTTTTGCATTACGGCAGTACTTCGAAACAACCCAAGCCAGAAAGTGGGGAAATAACACTGGCAGCCACTGAAAGATGAACCTCCTGCCTGATGGCAAAAAAGATTCTTTGTGGTGGCGGACTGATGGAAAGACATCGGTTATTGCAGAGGCCATTCAATGAGTGGTCTCGACAATGGCTTATACCCTGCACGGGATAACTTAACTGATATCCCTTTTAACGGATAAACGGAGCCAATAATGGCAGAGAATGTCGGCATTATGGCAGTGAAATTTGGATAAATCGGAGATTAGTACATATGCCGCCACGAATCCCAAAAGCCTGCCGTGTTCGCGGTTGCCGCCATACCACCACAGATCCGTCAGGCTATTGTGAAAGCCACAAAAGCGAAGGCTGGAGGCAATACAAGCCAGGTCAGTCCCGTCACCAGCGCGGTTATGGTTCGAAGTGGGACGTTATCCGCGCGCGTGTGCTGAAGCGTGACAAAGGCCTGTGTCAGTTGTGTTTGCGTGCCGGTGTGGTGCGCGAGGCGAAAACCGTTGACCACATCATCCCTAAAGCACATGGCGGCACTGATGCCGACAGTAATTTGCAGAGTCTGTGCTGGCCGTGTCATAAGGCGAAGACGGCCCGTGAACGGTTGAAGTAAGAACTAGTTCCCACTGCCAGAGGGGAGGGGCGGGTCAAATCCCTGTGACCTGACGTCTTCCGGACTGCCCGCCCCATCGTTTTTTTATACCCGCGAAAAATGAAATTTAACCAGGAGTGCCGCATATGGCTGGAACGGCGGGGCGTTCCGGGCGTCGCCCCAAGCCAACGGCGCGCAAGGCGCTGGCCGGAAACCCCGGCAAGCGAGCCCTGAACAAAGATGAACCTGTTTTTACGCCCATCAAAGGTGTTGAGCCACCGGAGTGGTTCGCAGAAGAAGATCTCCCTCTCGCCACGATCATGTGGCAACTGACAACCAAAGAACTCTGCGGTCAGGGCCTGCTGTGCGTGACTGACCTGGCGGTACTTGAGCGGTGGTGCGTGGCCTATGAGTTCTGGCGACGTGCCGTGAAAAATATTGCCAGACATGGCAACACCATCACCGGTGCAATGGGCGGCATGGTCAAAAATCCGGAGCTGACCGCCAAAAAAGAACAGGAGTCCGAAATGAGCAGCACGGGGGCAATGCTCGGACTCGACCCCAGCAGCCGCCAGCGTCTGATTGGCCTGGCGGGGCAGAAAAAAGCAACTAACCCGTTTCTGAAAATCATCGAGTCATGAGCCGGAAATCTTACCCCAACGTAAATGCTGCCAATCAGTATGCCCGTGATGTCGTGCGCGGAAAGATTGTGGCCTGCCAGTTTGTGATTCAGGCCTGCCAGCGCCATCTTGATGACCTGATGGCGGAAAAAAGTAAGTCGTTTCGTTACCGCTTCGACAAGGACCTGGCTGAACGGGCCGCCAAATTTATTCAGCTGTTGCCGCACACCAAGGGTGAGTGGGCATTTAAGAGGATGCCCATCACGCTGGAGCCGTGGCAGCTCTTTGTGATCTGCTGCGCGTTTGGCTGGGTCAATAAAGGCTCCCGGCTGCGCCGCTTCCGTGAGGTGTATACCGAAATCCCCCGTAAGAACGGCAAATCGGCAATCTCTGCCGGTGTCGCCCTGTATTGTTTTGCCTGTGATAACGAGTTTGGCGCGGAAGTGTATTCCGGTGCCACGACAGAGAAACAGGCGTGGGAAGTCTTTCGCCCGGCGCGACTGATGTGTAAACGCACACCCATGCTGACGGAAGCGTTCGGGATTGAGGTTAACGCCTCAAACATGAACCGTCCGGAGGATGGCGCGCGGTTTGAACCGCTGATCGGTAACCCCGGTGATGGATCATCACCCCACTGTGCGGTGGTGGATGAATATCACGAGCACGCCACCGATGCGCTTTACACCACGATGCTTACCGGGATGGGGGCGCGACGTCAGCCACTGATGTGGGCCATTACTACTGCCGGGTACAACATTGAGGGGCCGTGCTACGACAAGCGGCGGGAAGTCATCGAGATGCTCAACGGCTCGGTGCCCAACGATGAACTGTTCGGGATCATCTATACCGTTGATGAAGGTGATGACTGGACCGACCCGCAGGTGCTGGAAAAAGCTAACCCGAATATTGGCGTGTCGGTTTATCGCGAATTTTTGTTAAGTCAGCAGCAGCGTGCGAAAAATAACGCCCGTCTGGCAAACGTCTTTAAAACAAAACACCTCAATATCTGGGTGTCGGCGCGTTCGGCGTATTTCAACCTGGTGAGCTGGCAGAGCTGCGAGGATAAATCACTGACCCTTGAGCAGTTCGAGGGGCAACCGTGCATTCTGGCCTTTGACCTGGCGCGTAAGCTGGATATGAACAGCATGGCGCGACTTTATACCCGCGAGATTGACGGTAAAACGCATTACTACAGTGTGGCTCCGCGCTTCTGGGTACCGTATGACACGGTGTACAGCGTCGAGAAAAATGAAGATCGCCGGACAGCCGAACGCTTTCAGAAATGGGTGGAAATGGGCGTTCTGACCGTTACCGATGGTGCGGAGGTGGATTATCGCTACATCCTCGAGGAGGCCAAAGCGGCGAACAAAATCAGCCCGGTCAGTGAGTCACCCATCGACCCCTTCGGGGCGACCGGGTTGTCACATGACCTTGCTGATGAAGACCTGAATCCCGTCACTATCATTCAGAACTACACCAACATGTCCGACCCGATGAAAGAGCTGGAAGCGGCAATTGAATCGGGGCGCTTTCATCATGATGGCAATCCCATCATGACCTGGTGTATCGGCAATGTGGTCGGCAAAACCATTCCGGGTAACGATGATGTGGTGAAACCCGTCAAAGAGCAGGCGGAAAACAAAATTGACGGTGCAGTTGCGCTGATTATGGCGGTTGGCAGAGCCATGCTGTACGAGAAAGAAGACACGCTGTCTGACCACATTGAGTCCTATGGGATCCGCTCGCTTTAACTGAGGTAATTATGATCATGCTGATTCTCGCGCCTCTGGTGGGCGTGCTGGGGGCGCTTTTGCTGGCGTATGGTGCCTGGCTGATTTATCCCCCGGCGGGGTTTGTTGTTGCCGGGGCGTTGTGCCTGTTCTGGTCGTGGCTGGTAGCGCGATATCTCGACCGTACACAGCTGTCTGTTGGTGGAGGTAAATAGTGTTCTTTTCGGGATTATTTCAACGAAAAAGTGACGCACCGGTGACCACGCCAGCAGAGCTGGCGGATGCCATCGGGTTGTCCTACGACACCTATACCGGAAAGCAGATCAGCAGTCAGCGGGCCATGCGACTGACGGCGGTTTTTTCCTGCGTCAGAGTGCTGGCAGAGTCGGTCGGGATGTTGCCCTGCAATCTGTATCACCTGAACGGCAGCCTGAAGCAGAGAGCCACCGGCGAACGTCTGCATAAACTGATCTCCACGCATCCCAATGGCTATATGACGCCGCAGGAGTTCTGGGAGCTGGTGGTCACCTGTCTGTGCCTGCGGGGAAACTTTTACGCCTACAAAGTGAAAGCATTTGGCGAAGTGGCTGAACTGCTGCCCGTCGATCCCGGCTGTGTGGTACCGAAGCTTAACAGTAGCTGGGAGCCGATCTATCAGGTCACATTCCCGGATGGCTCCGCGGATGTACTGAGCCAGGAGGATATCTGGCATGTGCGCACGCTGACGCTGGACGGACTGGTGGGGCTGAATCCCATCGCCTATGCCCGCGAGGCAATATCGCTGGCGGCAGCGACCGAAGAGCACGGGGCCAGACTGTTCAGCAATGGCGCGGTGACGTCGGGTGTGTTGCGTACAGAGCAGACGCTGTCAGATCAGGCTTATGAGCGCCTGAAGAAAGATTTTGAGGAGCGTCACACCGGGCTTGGCAATGCTCACCGCCCGATGATCCTTGAGATGGGGCTGGACTGGAAGTCGATGGCGCTGAACGCCGAGGACAGCCAGTTCCTGGAAACCCGCAAGTTTCAGCTTGAAGAAATCTGTCGTCTGTTCCGGGTGCCGTTGCACATGGTGCAGAACACCGATCGCGCCACCTTCAACAATATCGAAGAGCTGGGGCTGGGATTTATCAACTATTCACTGGTGCCGTATCTGACCCGCATCGAACAGCGGATCAACACCGGACTGGTACGAAAAAGTAAGCAGGGCGTTTATTACGCCAAATTTAACGCCGGGGCGTTACTGCGCGGGGATATGAAGTCCCGTTTTGAAGCCTACGCCACCGGGATCAACTGGGGAATTTACTCTCCCAATGACTGCCGCGACCTGGAAGATATGAATCCACGACCCGGTGGTGATGTCTATCTCACACCGATGAACATGACCACGAAACCCTCCGATGGCAGTAAAGCCGGTAAGCAGAAGGATAACGCCAATGCAGACGAAACAACGTCTTGATGTACCGCTGAGTCTGAAATCTGTCAGTGACTCCGGTGAGTTTGAAGGGTATGGCTCCGTCTTTGGTGTAAAGGACAGCCACGATGATGTGGTGATGTCCGGGGCATTTGCTGCTTCCCTGCGGGCGTGGAGTGACAGAAAAGCGTTACCTGCGCTGCTCTGGCAGCACCGCATGGATGAACCCATCGGTGTTTACACCGAAATGAAGGAAGACGATGTCGGGCTTTACGTCAGGGGACGGTTGCTTATTGATGATGATCCCCTCGCAAAACGCGCACATGCACACATGAAGGCCGGTTCGTTAACCGGCCTTTCTATTGGGTACGTCCTGAAAGACTGGGAATACGACCGGAGCAAAGAAGCCTTTCTGCTGAAAGAAATCGACCTCTGGGAAGTCAGCCTGGTGACGTTCCCGTCTAACGACGAGGCGCGGATCAGCGACGTCAAGAACGCACTGGCCCGCGGGGAAATCCCCGAACAGAAAAAAATCGAAAGAGTCCTGCGTGATGTCGGACTCTCCCGTACCCAGGCCAAAGCATTCATGGCCGGGGGCTATGGCGCACTGTCCCTGCGCGACGCTGAGGATGTGGGCTCTGCACTGAATGCACTGAAAAATCTGAACTTCTAATCAGGAGAAATACGATGGCGGTTGATATTAAAGATGTCGAACAGGTCGCGCAGGAGCTGCAGCAGAAGTTTGACGACTTCAAAGCAAAGAACGACAAGCGCGTGGATGCGATTGAGCAGGAAAAAGGCAAGCTTGCCGGGCAGGTGGAAACCCTGAACGGGAAACTCAGCGAGCTGGAAAATCTCAAAAGCGACCTTGAAAAAGAGCTGCTTGAGCTGAAACGTCCGGCAGGTGGTGCGCAAAATAAACTGGCCACCGAGCATAAAGAGGCGTTTGTGGGCTTCCTGCGTAAAGGCCGTGAAGACGGTCTGCGCGATCTGGAGCGTAAGGCATTGCAGGTGGGTACCGATGAAGACGGTGGCTACGCCGTGCCGGAAGAACTGGATCGCAACATTCTTAACCTGCTGAAAGATGAAGTGGTGATGCGTCAGGAAGCCACGGTGATCACCGTTGGCGGTTCCGACTACAAAAAACTGGTGAATCTGGGCGGTACGGCTTCCGGATGGGTGGGGGAAACGGATACGCGATCCCAGACTGCCACCTCCAGACTGGAGCTGATTGAACCTCTCATGGGGGAAATTTACGGCAACCCGCAGGCTACCCAGAAAATGCTGGACGATGCCTTCTTCAACGTGGAGGCTTGGATCAACAGCGAGCTGGCAACCGAATTTGCCGAACAGGAAGAAATTGCCTTTACCTCAGGCGATGGCACCAAGAAGCCGAAAGGGTTCCTGGCGTATGAATCCACTGATGAAACCGACAAGGTCCGGGCGTTCGGCAAACTTCAGCATATTGTATCCGGCGAAGCGACCGCGGTGACCGCAGACGCCATTATCAAACTGATTTACACGCTGCGTAAGGCACACCGCACTGGCGCGAAGTTCATGATGAACAACAACAGCCTGTTTGCCATCCGTCTGCTGAAAGACACCGAGGGTAACTATCTGTGGCGTCCTGGGCTGGAACTGGGGCAGCCATCCTCTCTGGCGGGTTACGGTATCGCTGAAAACGAGCAGATGCCGGATATTGCCGCGGATGCGAAAGCCATTGCATTTGGTAACTTCAAACGGGGTTACACCATCGTTGACCGTATCGGTACCCGCATTCTTCGCGATCCGTACACCAATAAACCGTTTGTCGGTTTTTATACCACCAAGCGCACCGGCGGCATGCTGGTCGATTCGCAGGCCATCAAACTGCTGAAGATTGCAGCGGCGTAATCACTCAGGGGCGCGGAACCGCGCCCCCTGTTCTGACGGGTGAAGAATCATGATCCTGAAACAAGATCTGAAATGGTCACCGGACGGTATGCGTGTTGAGGTCATTCGGGCCGGTGAGTATGACGACGGGGCGCTTCCTGCCCGGGTGCAGGAGATTGCACTTCAGGCCGGGTTAGCAGAGCGCGGAACCAGTGCAAAAAGCAGTAAAGCGACAAAAGAGAAAAAAGCCACGACCAGTAAAGAGGGCTGAGTATGCTTCTGACAATGGAAGAGATTAAAGCCCAACTCCGGCTGGATGAGGATTTCGATGCTGATGACCGCCATCTGCAACTGCTGGCCTGTGCGGCGCAAAAGCGGACGGAAACGTATCTGAACCGGAAGCTCTATGCTCCGGATGAAACCATTCCGGACAGCGATCCGGACGGGCTGCACCTGCCGGATGATATTCGTCTGGGGATGCTGATGCTTATCAGCCATTTTTACGAAAATCGCTCGTCGGTTACAGACGTTGAGAAAATGGAGTTGCCAATGAGCTTTAACTGGCTTGTCGGCCCGTACAGGTATTTCCCGCAATGAAAATTCGTCAGGCGCAGACCAGCGCAACCTACATTCTGCCGGACCCCGGTGAACTGAATAAACGCGTCCTGATCCGCCAGCGGGTGGATATGCCCGCGGATAACTTTGGCGTGGAGCCTCAATACCCGGTTACGTTCCGGACATGGGCGAAGGTTATCCAGACCAGTGCCACCACCTGGCAGGAAACCGCGCAGACCGGGGACGCCATCACCCATTACATCACCATTCGTTACCGCCGGGGGATCACCGCTGATTATGAGGTGGTCTGCGGTGACAGTGTGTACCGGGTGAAACGTCAGCGCGATCTGAACGGGGCGCGGCGCTTTCTGCTGCTGGAGTGTACGGAGCTGGGCGAATGTAGGCAGAGTCACGGAGGCAACAATGACGACTTCCTTTTTGCACGTTGATTTTCAGCAGCCCGCGGAGATGCGCTTTAACCGCGCCCGTGTCCGGCGGGCGTTTGTCACGATTGGTCAGCGTCATATGCGTGATGCCCGTCGGCTGGTGATGCGCCGTGCGCGGTCGGCACCGGGTGAAAACCCCGGTTATCAGACCGGACGCCTGGCTCGTTCAATTGGTTACATGGTACCCAGAGCCAGTAAACATCGCCCTGGTTTTATGGCACGTATAGCCCCTAACCAGCGTAATGGAGAGGGAAACCGCCGTATCACCGGTGATTTTTATCCGGCTTTTTTGTTCTATGGCGTGAGGCGAGGGGCAAAGCGTCGTCGCGGCCATCATCGTGGTGCATCCGGTGGCAGCGGCTGGCGACTGGCTCCACGTAATAACTTCATGGTGGAAACTCTTGAAAAGAACCGCAGCTGGACACGCTATTTTCTGGCGCGGGAATTGCGTAAATCACTGAAGCCGGAGCGACGACACAGATGAAACTGACGCCCGTTATTGCTGCACTGCGTGCCCGCTGTCCGTATTTTGAAAACCGGGTGGCAGGCGCGGCACAGTTCAAAAATCTGCCGGAGGTCGGAAAGCTGAGACTCCCGGCGGCGTATGTGGTACCGGGTGATGATTCTCCGGGAGAAAACAAAAGCCAGACCGACTACTGGCAGGAGCTGAAAGAGGGTTTCTCCGTGGTTGTCATACTGAGTAACGGGCGTGATGAGCGCGGTCAGTTTGCCTCGTATGATGTGGTGGACGATGTCCGGCAGATGCTCTTTAAGGCTCTGCTGGGCTGGAACCCGGAGGCGTGCGGTAACCCGATTACCTATGACGGCGGCACGCTGCTGGATCTGAATCGTCATGAGCTGATTTATCAGTTCGATTTTTCGGTCATCAGCGAGCTGACCGAAGACGATACCCGCCAGCAGGATGACCTGAACAGTCTGGATGAACTGCGAACGCTGGCGATTGATGTTGATTATCTCGATCCCGGTAACGGGCCTGACGGCGATATCGAACATCACACCGAAATAACCCTTCCTACCTGAGAATCTTCATGTTTGTCAAACCTGTTAAAGGGCGGTCAGTTCCTGACCCTGCCCGCGGCGACCTTTTGCCCGCCGAAGGGCGAAATGTTGACGAGAACAACTACTGGCTGCGCCGTGAAGCAGCGGGTGATATCCGGCGCGTGAATAAAAAGGTGAACACCGATGACGATAAGCTTTAACACCATTCCGTCGAATACGCTGGTTCCGCTGTTTTATGCGGAAATGGATAACCAGGCGGCGAATACTGCACAGGACAGCGGAGCATCGCTGCTGATTGGTCATGCCAATAACGGTGCAGAGATTGTTGCCAACAGTCTGGTACTGATGCCGTCGGCAGACTATGCACGCCAGATTTGTGGTGCGGGAAGTCAGCTGGCGCGTATGGTCGAGGCTTATCGCCAGACCGACCCGTTTGGCGAGCTGTATGTGATTGCCGTTCCTGAATCCACAGGCGCGGCGGCAACGGTTACGCTGACGGTGACCGGGGAGGCAACCGAAACCGGCACGGTGAATGTCTATGTGGGACGTACCCGCGTGCAGGCTCCGGTGACCAACGGCGATAACGTCACGACGATTGCCAGCAGTATCAAAGATGCCATCAATGCCGTTCCGGCCCTGCCGTTTACGGCTTCATCTTCGGCAGGCGTGGTCACACTGACCGCGCGTCATAAGGGGCTTTGCGGGAATGAAATTCCTGTCAGCCTCAATTACTACGGCTTTGGTGGGGGCGAAGTGCTGCCTGCGGGCGTACAGATTGCCGTGGCGACGGGGACCGCCGGAACGGGCTCTCCTGTTCTCACCGGCGCGGTGGCTGCAATGGCGGATGAGCCGTTTGATTATATCGGCCTGCCGTTCAACGACACGGCCTCCGTTAACACGCTGGTGACCGAGATGAACGATACCAGCGGTCGCTGGAGCTATGCGCGTCAGCTGTATGGTCATGTGTATACGGCAAAGACCGGCACACTGTCAGAACTGGTGAACGCAGGTGACCAGTTTAACCAGCAGCACATCACCCTGGCGGGGTACGAAAAAGAGACCCAGACGCCTGCCGACGAGCTGGCGGCAAGCCGTACCGCCCGCGCAGCGGTGTTTATCCGCAACGATCCGGCACGTCCCACGCAGACCGGTGAGCTGGTGGGTATGCTGCCTGCGCCGAAGGGGAAACGGTTCACGATGACCGAGCAGCAGACCCTGCTGTCTCATGGCGTGGCAACGGCGTATGTCGAAAGCGGGGGGCTGCGCATTCAGCGTGATGTCACCACGTACAGGAAAAATGCTTACGGGGTTGCGGATAACAGCTACCTCGACAGCGAGACGCTGCATACCAGTGCGTATGTACTGCGCAAACTGAAATCCGTCATTACCAGTAAGTACGGGCGTCACAAGCTTGCCAGCGACGGTACCCGCTTTGGTCCCGGTCAGGCGATTGTCACCCCGGCGGTAATCAAAGGGGAACTGCTGGCAACCTACCGTCAGCTTGAGCGTGCGGGGATCGTGGAAAACTACGAACTGTTTAAGCAGTACCTGGTTGTTGAGCGTGATGCCAGCGATCCGAACCGCCTGAACACGCTGTTCCCGCCTGACTATGTTAACCAGTTGCGTGTTTTTGCCGTGGTTAACCAGTTCCGTCTTCAGTATTCAGAGGAGTCTGCATAATGGCCCGTATCGGGGGAACCTGTTATTTCAAAATTGACGGTCAGCAGCTATCGCTGACCGGCGGCATTGAGGTGCCCATGAACAGGACGGTCAATGATGACATCATCGGCCTGGACGGTTCAGTGGACCGCAAGGAAACTCACCGTGCGCCTTATGTCAAAGGGACCTTCAAGGTGCCGAAGAATTTTCCGGTGAGCAAAATCACCTCGTCTGATGAGATGACCATCACTGCCGAGCTGGCGAACGGTCAGGTCTATGTACTGTCGTCTGCCTGGCTGCACGGCGAAGCGAACCATAATGCCGAAGAAGGCACGGTTGATCTTGAGTTCCACGGTGAAGAAGGGGATTACCAGTAATGAAAGAGCTTGAGTTAAAGAAACCGATTATCGCTCATGGCGAGACACTCTCCGTACTGGAGTTTGATGAACCCACCGGGAAGGATGTCCGCGAGCTTGGGTATCCCTACCAGATGAATCAGGATGAGTCCGTCAGACTTCTGGCGCATGTGGTGTCGAAATACATTGTGCGGCTGGCGAAAGTGCCGCAAAGCTCTGTCGACCAGATGTCTCCGGCAGACCTGAATGCAGCGGCGTGGCTTGTGGCTGGTTTTTTCCTCCAGGCCTGACGGCTGAATACCTCACTGATCGCTTCTTTGACTGCGCCAGCTACTGGCGCATTAATCCTTTCGAATTGCTGAATATGCCGATCAGTGAAATTCCCTTACTGGTCAGTCAGGCAAACAGGATAGAGCAGGAGAAACGCACACATGGCTGAATTTGAGCTTAAGGCGTTGATCACCGGTGTCGACAGGCTTTCTCCCGCGCTGTCGAAAATGCAAAAGAAAATCCGGGGATTTAAACGCCAGGCGGAAGAAGCGTCACAGGGTGGGCTGGCGCTTGGTGGCGGACTGGCAGCGGGTCTGACGCTTTCCCTGAAATCTTATGCCGATCAGGAAAACGCCGCCACCGGGCTGAAAGTCGCCATGATGGATGCGAACGGCGAGGTTGGAAAGAGCTTTCAGGACATCAATAAACTGGCTATTGGCCTGGGTAACCAGCTACCCGGTACAACGGCTGATTTCCAGAACATGATGCAGATGCTGGTGCGTCAGGGGATCCCGGCAGAAAACATTCTGGGTGGTGTGGGTAAAGCGACAGCTTATCTTGCGGTACAACTGAAAAAAACACCGGAAGCGGCTGCTGAGTTTGCTGCAAAGATGCAGGATGCTACCGGAACGGCGTCAGAAGACATGATGGGGCTGTTCGATACTATCCAGAAGGCGTTTTATCTGGGCGTTGACGATACCAACATGTTGTCCTTCTTCACTAAAACCAGTTCTGTTCTGAAGATGGTGAACAAGGACGGTCTTCAGGCTGCACAGAGCCTTGCCCCCATCAGCGTCATGATGGATCAGATGGGGATGAACGGGGAGTCGGCAGGTAACGCCCTGCGAAAAGTTATCCAGTCCGGATTAAGCGTTAAGAAAATCAGGGACGTCAATAAAGTCATGGCCCGCCAGAAACTCGGGGTACAGCTCGATTTTACTGACGGCAAAGGGAGTTTTGGCGGTCTTGATAACATGTTCAGGCAACTGGCAAAGCTGCGAAAACTGACCGACGTTAAACGAACTGGTGTACTTAAGGCAATATTTGGTGATGATGCTGAAACCCTTCAGGTGGTCAATGCTCTGATTGATAAAGGAAAGGATGGTTACGATCAGATCCAGCAGAAGATGAATAAACAGGCCAGCCTGAATAAACGTGTTCAGGCACAGCTTGGTACGCTGTCCAACCTGTGGGAGGCAATGACAGGGACCGCAACTAACGGCCTTGCGGCTATTGGCGGTGCATTTTCTGGTGACGCTAAAAATATCACGCAATGGCTGGGGGAGTTGGGGGAGAAATTCACGAAGTTTGCGGATGAAAATCCCCGGGTTATTCGCGGCGTCGTCGGGCTTGCTGCCGGTCTTGCGATTCTGAAACTGGGATTGATGGGCGTTGGCGGTGCCATCAGTATTGTCAGCAGGATCATGTCGATGACGCCGATTGGCATGATTGCGACGGCGATAGCCCTGGCTGCGGGATTAATTATCACTAACTGGGATGTTGTCGGACCTTATTTTAAGAAACTCTGGGAAACCATTGGTCCTTATTTTGAGGCTGGCTGGGAACTCCTTAAGAAAGTTTTTGCCTGGTCGCCGCTGGGGATGGTGATCAATAACTGGGGGCCGGTTGTTAAGTGGTTTCAGGATATGTGGGACAAGCTGAAGCCAATTATTGAGTGGTTTACCGACAGTTCCGGTGACACGGTCGATGCCATTAACTCTGCGCAGTGGGGCGCGGGTGCTTATGATGCTTATGGGACGGGAATACCGGCGCGGGGATACACACCTTATCCGGCGGTAGATCTGGCTCAGTCAAACAACGCCTCCGATGCCACAGGCCCGAATCCCTTCATGATTAACAAAGCTTCTGCGCCAAAAGTTGATGGTGAGATCAAGGTCTCTTTTGTGAATTCGCCTCCGGGTATGCGGGTTATGGAAACGCGATCCAGCGGTTTTGATGTCAGCCATGATGTTGGCTATACGCGCTTTGGCAGGTAATGAAAAATTAATCTGTTAATGAGTCCCACTCCGGTGGGATTTTTTATGTACGGAGTTTATATGACGTGGAAAGACAGACTTCAGGACGCGTCATTTCGCGGTGTGCCGTTTAAGGTTGAAGAAGAAAGTGCGGGAACTGGCCGTCGTGTGGAAACGCACGAATACCCGAACCGCGACAAACCCTATACCGAAGACCTGGGGAAAATCACTTTCCGCCCGTCCATCACGGCTTATGTGGTGGGAGATGACTGCTTTGACCAGCGCGATCGCCTGATTGACGCGCTGAATAAACCCGGTCCCGGCACGCTTGTCCATCCGACATACGGTGAGTTGAAAGTCTGTGTTGACGGGGAAGTTCGGGTCAGCACATCGAAAAGTGAAGGACGTATTGTCCGCTTTGACCTGAAGTTTGTCGAAGCAGGAGAGCTCTCTTACCCCACATCAGGTGCGGCGACGGCGCAGACGCTGATGTCATCCTGTTCTGCACTGGATGACTGCATCAGTGACAGTTTCAGAGGTTTCAGTATCGATGGCGTGGCGGATTTTGTGCAGAACGACGTCGTCGGTAATGCCAGCACAATGCTGGGGTATGTTTCTGATGCGATGAAAGTGGTGGATTCTGCCGTATCGGATGCCGCCAGGCTGTTGCAGGGGGATATCTCGGTACTTCTGCCGCCGCCATCGTCAGGCAAAAATTTCGTTGAGCAGGTGCAGAAAATGTGGCGTACCGGGAAACGCCTTTATGGTAACGCCAGCGACCTGGTCACCATGATCAAAACGCTTTCCGGTGTCAGCCTTGGCAGCGATCTGCAACCGCGCGGCGTCTGGAAAACGGACAGTAAAACCACCGCCACGGCGACACAGCAGCGTAACGTGGTTGCCAGCATCCTTCGTACGACCGCAATCAGCGAAGCGGCGTATGCCGTCACCCGATTGCCTGCGCCAACAACTTCCGCGGTGATGAAGAATGCCGCAGTGGGGCAGGCAACAACACCCGCGCAGAGCACTGGCTGGCCTTCCGTCACGCATCCGGCACTGAACAATGCACCGGCGGTGAAAAGCACGGTTGACCTGCCAACGTGGGAAGAACTGACTGACATTCGCGACACACTGAATACGGCAATTGATAAGGAGTTGTCCCGTACAACCAGTGATGCGCTGTTTCTGGCGCTGCGCCGGGTGAAAGCAGATCTGAATGCGGATATCAACACGCGCCTTGAACAGTCTGCACGGATCATTCAGCGCACGCCGGATGAGGTTTTACCCGCGCTGGTGCTGGCGGCGACCTGGTTTGATAACGCGGCGCGTGACGGGGACATTATCCGGCGTAATGCCATTACGCATCCCGGCTTTGTGCCGGTGATCCCTCTGAAGGTGCCAGTGCAATGAACGACAATGTCACGCTACGGGTAAATGGCCGGGAGTGGAATGGCTGGACATCGGTGCGCATCGGTGCCGGTATTGAACGGCTGGCGCGGGATTTCAGTGTGGAGATCACCCGCCAGTGGCCGGGAGATGAGGGTATTACCACGCTTCAGCCGCGCATTAAAAACGGTTCAAAAGTGGAGGTGCTGATTGGTGATGAGCTGGTGATCACCGGCTGGGTGGAGGCGACGCCCGTTCGTTACGATGCCCGTTCGGTCAGCACCGGTATTGCCGGACGCAGTCTGACCGCTGACCTGATTGACTGTGCAGCCGAACCGACACAGTTTAACGGGCGATCGCTGGTACAGATTGCGCAGGTGCTTGCTGCGCCTTTCGGCATTGAGGTGGTGAACAACGGTGCGCCGTCGGGTGTTATTCCTGACGTCCAGCCTGATCACGGCGAAACGGTGATTGAGGTGATCAACAAAATACTCGGTCAGCAGCAGGCACTGGCTTACGACGACCCGCACGGCAGGCTGGTGATTGGCGGTATTGGCTCAACGCGGGCACATACCGCGCTGGTACTTGGGGAAAACATCCTTTCCTGCGATACGGAGAAGAGTATCCGGGAGCGGTTTTCAGTTTACCAGGTGGCGGGGCAGCGTGCCGGAAACGACGATGATTTCGGTGAGGCCACCACCACCGCGCTGCGAGCCCGCACAGAGGACGCATTTATTGCCCGTTACCGTCCGATGTATATCAGGCAGACAGGGCAGGCCACGGGGGCAGGCTGTATTGCCCGTGCGGACTTTGAAGCCCGACAACGGGCGGCGCGGACGGATGAAACCACCTATGTGGTGCAGGGCTGGCGACAGGGTAACGGCACGTTGTGGCAGCCCAACCAGCGGGTGATTGTCTTCGATCCGGTCTGTGGTTTCGACAATACCGAACTGCTTGTTTCGGAAGTCACGTTTACTCAGGACCAGAACGGCACCCTGACGGAAATCCGTGTCGGCCCACCTGATGCTTATCTGCCTGAACCCGAAGCCCCCGGCGCGCGGAAAAAGAAAAAAGCCAGAGTACAGGAGGACCCGTTCTGATGAGGACGATTGAAGCCATGCAGCGACAACTCCTCGGCCTGATTGGGCGGGCCGTGGTGAAAAGCATCAGTGCCGCCACGAAATGTCAGACCGTGGATGTGTCCCTGATTGCCGGTGAACCCAAAGCAGGGGTTGAACATCTTGAACCCTACGGTTTTACCGCAAGGGCAAACAGCGGTGCGGAAGCGGTGGTGTTGTTTCCGGATGGCGACCGTTCTCATGCGGTGGTTGTTACGGTGTCGGACCGGCGCTACCGCCTGAAAGGGCTGCAGACGGGTGAGGTGGCTGTCTATGACGATCAGGGGCAGTCCGTGACGCTGACCCGGGAGGGGATCGTGGTGGACGGTGCAGGTAAAACGATCACGTTTCGCAATGCACCCAGAGCACGTTTTGAAATGGACCTGGAAGTGACCGGACAGGTGAAAGACCTGTGCGACTCCGGCGGCACCACCATGTCAGCGATGCGGCTTGCCTATAACGGGCATCGTCACAGAGAGAACGGTCAGGGCAGTAACACCGACAAACCTGATAAAGCGATGGAGGCATGATGGAACTGTGGCTGACGGTGAACGGTAAACGCACCTGCGCCAGCGCACCGCTGGATCCGCTGACCCGCGCCGTGGTGATTTCCCTGTTTACCTGGCGGCGGGCGGAGCCTGATGACAACGCCGACGTCCCGATGGGATGGTGGGGGGATACCTGGCCTGCGGTACAGAATGACCGTTACGGCTCCCGGCTGTGGCTGCTTCAGCGCAGCAAACTGACCAATCAGCTGGTGCAGACGGTAAGGGGATATATCCGCGAATGCCTGCAATGGATGACTGATGACGGCGTGGTGTCCCGTATTGATCTGGATATCCGCCGCACCGGGATTAATGAACTGGGTAACAGTATCACTCTCTGGCGTCGTGACGGACCGGTAATGATTTCTTTTGATGATCTGTGGAGTGCGATAACGCATGGCGGACAGTGAATTTCAGCGCCCGACGCTGGCAGAAAATATCAGTATGCTCCGTAACGATTTATTCGCCAGGCTGGACGTCAGCGACACGCTCCGGCGCATGGATGAAGACGTGCGGGCAAAGGTGTATGCGGCGGCGCTACATACGGTTTACGGTTACATCGATTATCTGGCAATGAACATGCTGCCTGACCTGTGCGATGAGTCCTGGCTGGCGCGACATGCTGCGATGAAACGGTGTCCGCGCAAGGGGGCCACTGCTGCCAGCGGGTATATGCGCTGGGAAGGTGTCAGCGATGGGCTGAAGGTGACCGCCGGGAGTGTTATTCAGCGCGATGACCTGGTTCAGTACACGGCAACTGCCGATGCAACCAGCTCCGGTGGTGTCCTGCGCGTGCCGATCGCCTGCTCAAGTGCAGGTGCGGTCGGTAACGCTGACGACGGTACGTCATTAATCCTGGTCACGCCGGTGAATGGTCTGCCGTCTTCCGGTGTGGCAGATACCCTGACTGGCGGATTCGATACTGAAGATCTGGAAACGTGGCGCGCCCGCGTCATTGAGCGATATTACTGGACGCCTCAGGGCGGGGCTGACGGGGACTATGTTGTCTGGGCTAAAGAAGTGCCCGGCATTACCCGCGCATGGACATACCGACACTGGATGGGAACGGGGACTGTCGGTGTGATGATTGCCGGCAGTGACCTGATTAATCCCATTCCGGAAGAATCAACGGAAACGGCGGCAAGACAACATATCGGGCCACTGGCCCCGGTGGCAGGCTCTGATTTGTATGTGTTCAGGCCGGTGGCACATACGGTGGATTTTCATATCCGTGTGACGCCGGACACACCGGAAATACGGGCTGCCATTACCGCGGAGTTGCGTTCGTTCCTGCTGCGTGATGGTTATCCGCAGGGAGAACTGAAGGTATCGCGTATCAGTGAGGCGATTTCCGGTGCGAACGGGGAATACAGCCATCAGTTGCTTGCACCGGCAGACAATATCTCCATTGCAAAAAATGAACTGGCGGTACTGGGGACGATTTCATGGACGTGACAAACGATGATTACATCCGTCTGTTGTCGGCACTGTTGCCCCCCGGTCCGGCGTGGTCAGCCAGCGATCCGGCGATTGCCGGTGCGGCACCGTCATTAACCCGCGTTCATCAGCGTGCGGATGCCCTGATGCGGGAGCTGGATCCGCGCACCACCAATGAACTGATAAACCGCTGGGAGCGTCTGTGCGGTCTGCCGGATGAATGTATTCCCGCAGGGACACAGACCCTTCGCCAGCGTCAGCAACGGCTGGATGCGAAGGTTAACCTGGCGGGCGGCATCAACGAGGATTTTTATCTTGCACAGCTTGCTGCCCTGGGCAGACCGGATGCCACCATCACGCGATACGACAAAAGCACGTTCACCTGCTCATCGACCTGTACTGACGCGGTGAACGCGCCTGAATGGCGGTATTACTGGCAGGTCAACATGCCAGCCGCCACCAACACCACCTGGATGACATGTGGCGATCCCTGTGATTCCGCACTGCGTATCTGGGGCGACACCGTTGTCGAATGTGTGCTTAACAAACTCTGCCCGTCGCATACCTACGTAATTTTTAAATATCCGGAGTAATCCATGCATCGTATAGACACGAAAACCGCGCAGAAGGATAAGTTCGGCGCGGGTAAGAACGGTTTTACCCGTGGTAACCCCCAGACTGGCACGCCTGCCACCGATCTGGATGATGACTACTTTGACATGTTGCAGGAGGAGCTTTGCAGCGTTGTGGAGGCATCCGGTGCCAGCCTGGAGAAGGGGCGGCATGACCAGCTGCTTACCGCGCTTCGTGCGCTGCTGTTAAGCCGCAAGAATCCGTTTGGCGATATAAAATCGGATGGCACGGTGAAAACAGCTCTCGAAAACCTTGGTTTGGGAGAAGCGGCGAAACGAAATGTGGGAACAGGGGAAAATCAGATACCGGACATGGCCTCTTTTGCCAGTGGTGATGGATGGATGAAATTACCCAACGGGAAAATCCTGCAATATGGTCGTGGGCGTGTGTCTCCTACGCTTGCGAGTCAGATACTACGGGTAGAATTTAATATACCTTTCCCTAAAAAAGCTGATATTGTCTTGCTTTCACATTCTGGTGATGGTGGTTCAACTGCCGGGAGCGGTCGTGGTTTTATGATGACAACTGAAGAGCCAGGGTTAACAGGGTTTTATTCTGCCTTTAGAACAACCTCGACAAGTCCAACTGTTACCATGAATTACTGTTGGTGGACTGTTGGCGAGTAATTTTATTCAGGATGATTTATATGAACGAATATGTTTATAGTGCCAGACATAATGCTTTTTCCCTGTGGATATGATTGATAAATATAAATCAGAGGGATGGGATTTATCAGATGTGAAAGAAGTGAATCAAAATATTGTCAGTGAGTTTATGGCTGAACCGCCACAAGGAAAAGTCCGTATTGCCGGAGATGATGCGCTGCCTGCGTGGGCTGATATTCCTCCACCCACGCATGAAGAGCTTATTGAAATTACTGAATCAGAAAGACAGCTACTAATTAACCAGGCTAACGAATACATGAACAGTAAACAGTGGCCCGGTAAAGCGGCTATTGGTCGTCTGAAAGGTGAGGAACTGGCGCAATATAATTTGTGGATGGATTATCTGGACGCACTGGAACTGGTCGCTACTTCCAGTACGCCAGATATTGAATGGCCTACGCCTCCGGCAGTTCAGGCCAGATGACATCCGGCGCGGTGCTGGTATCTGTTGCCGTCAACGCGTCAATATAATCCAGCACAGCGTTAAGCCGGGTGGTTTCTGCCTGCGTCAGCTTCCGCCCGGCCTGCAATTTCAACTGAATCAGACTAATGGAAACCATTGCAGCATCAATCAGTGACTGACGCTGTGCTTCTGCCGCGTCTACTGCGGCGCTATGCTGTGCCTCGGTATCTGTCACCCATTTCTCACCATCCCATTTATCATATGGCGTTAACGGGGAGATAGTGGTTGTATTTTCAGGGTAATCACCCAGAGCTGTGATTCCTTCCGATTCTCCTGTTTCAGTGCTGTAAACAGTTTCTCCTCGATGGTCTGGCACATATTCCCATGATTTTAAATCCACAGAGCGGCAAATTGTATAACCATCCTTATATGCACCAGGGGCGTCTAAACAGGAATGCGCAGGGATACCGACACCAATGGCAAGATATTCATTTGAAGAGGAAATATATTCCCGAGTTTCACCATCATAGTTATAAACAGTAATATCCCCTGCCTTCGTAGCAATAAACTCGCTATTTAATACAGCGTTATCCATTATGCAGCCCTCACAATGTAGTTAAATGCAACGTTCACCGGGCGAGTTTCATTGGCGGTATTTGCCACCCTTGACATATCGAAATCAAATGTTGTGACACCACTCCCTCCACTATTTTGGCCTGTAACCGCTGTTAATCCAGTAGTCAGATAGTTATTACCGTTATGACGAAATGGACCACTGATAACTAAATCTCTAAAAAGCTGAATTTTCCCTATTGAACCAGTGACGTTTTGCATTGCATGCTCCTGTGAAGCCAATAGAATCCTTCCTGGGTCAATGCCTCTCCCGTCATCCCAGCCACGAATAAACTCACCGCGTAAATCAGGCAATTTATTTGTCGGGTAAGCCTTTGCCAGTTCCGGGTATTCTTCAGCAGAAAATGCCGCACCGTTGCATTTCAGCCAGCCTGTTGGCGGAGTGGCGGAAGGCCACGGAACAGGCACACCAACGGGTAATGCCGAACCTTCTCCCAAACCAACGTTTATGAAAGTGCAGAAATAACGAGCAAATGACATCATTCCTGCTTTTGTCAGGGAGATCTACCATGCTTATTGGCTATGTACGTGTATCAACAAATGACCAGAACACCGATTTACAACGCAATACGTTGAACTGTGCAGGATATGAGCTGATTTTTTGAGGGCAAATCATCAGCATGAGACTAATAAGTTAGCGGCCAATTCTTGGCTTTTTGGTTGCGCTCTCCCCGCCCAGAATTGCGCGCCAATTAACCCAGAAAAAATGCGAAGTTACACAGGGTTCTGATCCCCAGGTATTTTGCCTCTGAACACCCCCTACACATATTTATGTCCAGCATTAATCTTTGTCACTATCCAGCCTCAACTTCATTACCCCCCTGATACGGCCAATAAAATCCCACCCCAGTTATTTGATATTACGGAACCATGCACTTTGAAAACCGGCAACAGTAACAATAACAACACGAGTCCGGGGAGAAATGGTCGCGGAAAGCGCATCCAGAAAAGCGATTTCAGCCGCCTCGTTATTTTATTTTTTGACTGGAATACCTGACTCATCAGGGGGATAGCGCGACCGTCGCAGAGGAGGCTGGCCCGAAGGAAATGGTATTCCTGAAAAGGGTAACAGCTCCCGCCAACAGCGATAACACACCACGACAGTTTATTTATCATCATGGAGGTAATATTTTTGAATATCAGAGGGATATCATTATGAAGTCGCGTATTACCCAGCAGACGGTCAACGCGTTTTATTTTATCTTTCACTCGAGCAGGGCCGGGTAAATGCCGACCAATGCTGCTAAGAGAAAGATATGCGCCCCGACTTAAGCAGCAGCGGAATCAATAATGGCATTTTGTCGATACTGATGAGTGGAAGCTAAATCATTATGGAAAAAAGTCTGGCATACTTTACGGGCAGCCATAGAGGTGATCTCATTGAATTAGTTAGCGCAATCAGTAGATCACAAAACTCTATGCCTGTCTTGTTTTCTTGGAATTCCTCAACCTTGTAGGGGGGATTCTGAAAAGCTACTTCCTCAGGAGATGTTCTTTACTTGGGTTATTCATGCTAAAAGTAAGTTATTTAATTAATTGATAGCATATTATTCAAATATTCCTGTGGAGAGAATATATTCTTACAAATATTTCTTAAGAAGTGATTCGGCGTAATTATCACGCCGAATCACTAATTAGTTAACCTGTAAAAATTTGATTCAAAATCTTTGACTTTCTATCATCTTTGATTGTGGAGGTTATGCTTTTAATTAGCTTAACCTGTATAAATACAATAGCAATAGAAAATGAGTAAACAAGTATATATTTAAACATGAAATTAATATTTAAATTTATTATGTTAACGATGAAAGCAATATGCCATAAATAAATCCAGATTGAATTTGATGAAATGAACATCACTATTCCCCATAATTTTGAGTAGCTTAATGCTTTTATGAGTTTTTCTGAAGTCACAAAAAATGCTAAAGACATAAATATTGCAAATGAAATATAGTAAATTCCAGGTGGATATTTATCTTCTTGAGTAGGAATGAAGTGACCCTCTCGTGTCATCAAATACGACATCACAACTGTAAAAATAACACCGCTTATAAATAAGATAAATATTATAGAATTTCTGTCTTCCTGTAATATCTTATATCCAATAAGAAATACGCATAAATAAACCGCGGTGCTTGATATAAATGTTCCTATTTCAAGAGCTCTTATATTTACATCTAAAGATTCGTAAAAAGAAGATAGGAAATACGTATTTAATATAATAAAGCCGAATGATAGGAACGTTATTTTATAAATGGAAGCGTTTAATATTGATTTGGGTGTTAGTATGGCTAAAATAGATACACTAAAAAAAATTCTTATTACCCATACATAACCTATGCCGGTAGATAAAGCAAAAGTTGCAGCAATTGTTCCTGCACTGTATTTAAACTCTGAATGTCCCTGATACATCCAGATTAGCTCGCTAACAATGTAAAAACACGAGAAAAAAAACCATGTTGGAATTACAAGCCGTTTAAACCTAGATGCTATGTAGTTAAAGGTTGATGTATGCCTTGACTCAGTTATGAAAAAAGACATTCCCATAACTAAAAACATTAATGGTACATCAAAATTTCTAAGTTGTGAAATTATTAACGGCGGATTAACATGAGCCAGCACAATAAGTGATAGTCCAAGAAATCTTAAAAAATCAATTTTTTCATTTCTCATAAGTAGTGCCTACATATTTTAAATAAAAATTAAATTTATTGATTATTCTAAGGGGATCTTGGTAAGAATACCAGATGGCTGGTAAATATATAATACATTTTGACGCTTGATTGCATAAATTTTAGCTAGTGATCTGCCTGCTGATTGTTAATTCATTCTACTACTTGATACACATACTCTCTTACAGAGAATTGATGGGGGGACTCATAATAAAAATTTCAGAAACAAATAATAACGCAGTGTAATAAATTCTGGTTAAACGAGTTAGTGATTGTATAGTAATCGATTGATTAATACTCTAAGTGCCATATTCATGCTTTTTATTTGGTTCAATGACTACTAGGGAAGGTGCGAACAAGTTCCTGATATGAGATCATCATATTCATCCGGAGCGCATCCCAGAGGGACATCATGAGCCATCAACTCACCTTCGCCGATAGTGAATTCAGCACTAAGCGCCGTCAGACCCGAAAAGAGATTTTCCTCTCCCGCATGGAGCAGATTCTGCCATGGCAGAATATGACCGCTGTCATCGAGCCGTTTTATCCCAAGGCGGGCAATGGCCGACGGCCCTATCCGCTGGAGACCATGCTGCGTATTCACTGCATGCAGCATTGGTACAACCTGAGCGACGGTGCCATGGAAGATGCCCTGTACGAAATCGCCTCCATGCGCCTGTTTGCCCGATTATCCCTGGATAGCGCCCTGCCGGATCGCACCACCATCATGAATTTCCGCCACCTGCTCGAGCAGCATCAACTGGCCCGTCAATTGTTCAAGACCATCAATCGCTGGCTGGCCGAAGCAGGCGTCATGATGACCCAGGGCACTTTGGTGGATGCCACCATCATTGAGGCACCCAGCTCTACCAAGAACAAAGAGCAGCAACGCGATCCGGAGATGCATCAGACCAAGAAAGGCAATCAGTGGCACTTTGGCATGAAGGCCCACATTGGTGTCGATGCCAAGAGTGGCCTGACCCACAGCCTGGTCACCACCGCGGCCAACGAGCATGACCTCAATCAGCTGGGTAATCTGCTTCATGGAGAGGAGCAATTTGTCTCAGCCGATGCCGGCTACCAAGGAGCGCCACAGCGCGAGGAGCTGGCCGAGGTGGATGTGGACTGGCTGATCGCCGAGCGCCCCGGCAAGGTAAAAACCTTGAAGCAGCATCCGCGCAAGAACAAAACGGCCATCAACATCGAATACATGAAAGCCAGCATCCGTGCCAGGGTGGAGCACCCGTTTCGCATCATCAAGCGGCAGTTCGGCTTCGTGAAAGCCAGATACAAGGGGCTGCTGAAAAACGATAACCAACTGGCGATGTTATTCACCCTGGCCAACCTGTTTCGGGTGGACCAAATGATACGTCAGTGGGAGATATCTCAGTAAAAACCGGAAATAACGCCAGAAATGGTGGAAAAAATAGCCTAAATAGGCTGATTCGATGTGTTTGCGGGAAAAAAATCGGCCCAGCTCCGCGAAATTTTAATCAGCGAGTCAGCTTGGGAAGAAATGACCTGCTTATTCGCACCTTCCCTAAAGCTCACAGCCACAACGAAACCTGCGAAGTTTGCCAGAGCCTGATTTGCATGCGCGGCATAGATACAAATACCAAAAACCACCCAGTGTATAAGTGTGTTTAGCACACCAATCGAGGTGTACTTTGCAAATAGCTTTAACATTTCTTCTATCAGCTAATAATCAAAGGCATGAAGTCTATCATCCAAGTCTTAATCGATCGATAACTTGCTGTGGTTGATGAGACAAACAAAGCTTTGCGCTGGATTGCAAGGATTTGTGCTATCCGAGATATAGCAAAGTTGATTAGCCCACCTTCCCATCAAGCCAGTCCGCCCACCACTGCATCATTTCTCTGCGCTTATCGAGATACTGAGCATGGTTGTAAATCCCGCGCACAGATCCGCCGTTGGCATGTGCCAGTTGCACTTCAATAGCATCAGCAGGCCATTCGTGCTCGTTCATAATCGTGCTGAATTCATGCCTGAATCCGTGACCGCTTTCCAGACCTTCATAGCCGATTTGTTTGATCACAAGCAGTACAGCGTTCTCGCAAATTGGCTTCTTCTTATCGTTGCGCCCGGCAAAAACAAACTCTGATACTGGTTTGGTGATTGAGCTTAGCGTAGTGAGAAGTTCAACTACCTGGTCTGACATAGGAACCACATGAATTTTGCGTCCCTTCATCACATTGGCGTCGATGGTGATAATCCTGTTTTCAAAATCGACGTTCTTCCATAGCATGGAACGAAGCTCTTTTGTTCTGAGGGCTGTGTAGCGTAAAACTTTGGTCGCAATGAGCGATACGATGCTTCCTGAAAATGTTGCCAGTGCTTTGTTAAATGCCGGGATCTGGTCTGCAGGAAGAAACGGGAAGTTTTTCTTGCGGTATCCCTTCATGGCGTCAGCAAGGTCAGGTGCCGGGTTATATTTAGCCCTACCAGTGACAATAGCGTAACGGAAAACCTCGCCGCATCTTCTGCGGGCTTTGTTGGCTCGCTCCATTGCACCGCGATCTTCAAATCTGCGGATTACTTCAAGAAGTTGCATCGGCTCAATATCCTGAATTTCAAGGCCGCCGATGATGGGTAAAATGTCGTCATCAAACATTTTTGCAAGTTCATTTGCATAGCCTACTGACCAGACTTGCTTCTTGTGCTCGTACCATTCCTTGTAAATGGCGCTAAAGGAATTGTTGTTAGACGAAGCCTTTTTCGCTTTTACCGGATCGATGCCAACCGAGATGTCTTTCCTCGCGGTCCATGCTTTATCCCTTGCCTCCTGCAAAGTCATAAGCGGATATTTTCCGACGGTCAGGATTTTCTCCTTACCGTCAATCTTGTAGCGAAGCTGCCATACCTTTTTCCCTGACACAGGGACATAAAGGTACAGGCCATTACCATCGAGAAGGCGGTATGGTTTTTCTTTCGGCTTTGCTGCTTCAATCTGCTTAACGGTGAGCAT